GGTAACGACCATCTAAATCTTTAAGTTGATCTAACGCATTGTAAAGAGATGACGAGATGATCGCTTTTACAGCATAAACTTTTTTGATGTCTTTATTGAATAATGTTTTAATACCATCTAGTCCAGTCACCGCCTTAGCTGTTGCTGTTTTTAAGACTACTGCAATAGCTTCATTTTTAGTATTTAATTCTTGGTCTGCAATTTCAGCAGCAATCAAACCTGTTACATCATAATCAGCGTCGTCAATCACCTCTTGAGAGACAGGGATGAAACCACGGTATGTTTCAATGTCGTAATTTACCTCAGTAAACGTCGGTTTAGATAGTTCTGGATTAGCTGCTAGTTCAGCAACAGATACCATTTTGCTACCTGATTTTTTAATCACTGGATATTTACCGGCTCCACTGTTTGCAGGAGTTACATTAATTAATGCACTTAGATTAATAACGTCCTCTAGTGCGTTTTGTGGCGTTAATAGTTCAACGGGAATTAATGCCCCTCCTTCTACAGATGTAAAACCTGCGCGTTCTTGCCCTTTAGAACGGATATAAGCTTTGATACCTTCGCGTGTTTCTTCGTTATTATTTGCCATTTGTCTTTTTCCCCCTTGGTTATCTGTAACGTCTGGTGATTTCTTATTTAAATCTTCTATTTCTGTTTCTAATTCTAAAATCTCTGTTTCTAAAGCTGATTTCTCACCTTCTTTTGTATCGATTTCTGTTTGGTTTTCGTCCACAGATTTCTCGACAACTTCAATTTCTTCCTCCGTTGTTGCGTCGTCAATAGCGGTAACCAATTCTTCCGAGCGTTTAGTAGCCTCTGCAATTTCTGCCATTTTAGCAGCCAAAGCATTACGTTTATGATTTAATTTAGCACCAATAATTAATGGGTTACTCATCTAGTTAACCTCTCCTTTAGTTTCTGTTTTTTAATATCTAATAAACGTTGTTCATTTTGCTTACAATCTTCCTTACGAGCCGATATAGATGTTTGTGGATAAGCGGGAAAAGTAACTGCTGATATTTCCTTTAGATCAATATCCTTTACGATAAACTTCACGCTGCCATCACTACGATTTTCAATTTCTTCTTTTAACGGAATAAATCCAAAGGAACAGGCGTCAATGTCACCGCGTTCTACTCGTGCATAAATATCATTTGCTTGTTTATCATTAGGGTTAATTGTTACCTCACCCCACAGGCCGATGTCGTCTGCTCGCAATTGCAATGTGCTATTTCCAGTACGCCCTAAGACAATTTCGGAATTGTGATTAAAAAGGCATCTGACGTCATTTGCTTTCAAACTGTTTACAATCGCACCAGGACTAATTTCTTCAAATACACCTTTGTATAATTCTGTTTCTTCGTTAAAACGGATAAAATAACCAGATATAATCTTTTCTTTTCCTTCTTCGCTACGTGTTTTAAAGTCCGTTTTAAAATACATCTCTCTAGTTTCTATGTTTTCACCCCCTTCAGCCGCTCGCACGAGTTCGGATCCATTCTTGATACCGTCTAAATTTATTTGTTTATCGTCAATAAAATAATCAGCGGTTAATTTGCGTGGATCCGTTCCCCACTTTTCGATTGTTTCTTTTAAATTTTCATTAACTGCATCAAATTCTAAACCTTGTTCAGCACACCATTTGAGCGCATCTTCCAACTCGTCATCTATCCTAGATGTCCACAATATTATTTTGTCGCCTTTTTGCTTTGCTTCTTTAACAAAATTAATAACTGTACTAATCGGATTACCAATTGACGGATAACGTTTTTCGCAAAGTGTGCCGTCAAAATCCACAGCATAAATTTTACTCACCGTCATCGCCTCCTGTTTGATTTAGTTTCTTCTGCTTGCCTATGTCGCCTTGCTTGATGTAATTTTCAAGAACTATCAAATCTTCCATCTCATCGTCTGGATTTAATCCTACCCAATCCCTTAATTCGTTTCTCCGCATCGCGTTCATCTGTACCATTGAACCGCCCGCAGTTACTAATTCAGCTAGATTGTACGAGTACAGGCTTCTAGGATTTAATTTAAAATATAGTGTTGGGCTACTTAATAAATCTCTAGTCAATGTTTGTGCAATGATTTGAGCGATTGACATAATCCTTGTATTAACAAAGTTGTTATACTCATCTTTGTTAAACGTCCCAACCCCAAGAAAAAAAGCAGGCACTCCAAGGAGTCCAGCCACTGTCTTTTTATCCAATTCAACCGACTCATTTATTGCGATATCGGTTAGAGAGAGAGGTTTAACTTGTTGCACTTCTAAAAGTTCCGCTGGAATAATCCAAGGTTCTCCTGCATTTGTAGACTTTAAATATTTATTTCGTACTGCTTCTCTACCCTCTACCGATGCGAGTTCTTCATTCATCGCATCCACTTTAACAATGATATTAGGCATATACTTACCGGACATAAAACTGTTCTTAGTTGCTATTGCTTGTTGTAAATTTTTAGTTATATCCCTTAAAGCCACACGATAACCCGTACCCCTATAAGGGCGGTTAGGATCGGGGTTGATTACAAAATGGATAACCTCACCAAGGTTGTATTTTATACCGTTGTATTCGATGTGATAACCTTCTCTGTCATCGACATAAGTAATTCCGCTCATCTTAAAAGGAGTCAAATCACTAATCAATCCGTTATCGTTATCAACCCCAATGTGGACAACTGAGTTGCCGTCACCGTATACAAGTAAATCAGTTACAATCTTATATAGCCACGACTTACGCGTCATATGTTTGTGTGGATTAACGTCCAATTTTCGAGATAACCCATTGAGTACGCGTTTATCTCCTTTAGCTGTATTTTCCACAAGGTGAATAGTCATATTAGAGACTAAATCTGCTATCTTATCCACAGCTATTTTTACCTCTGGATTGTCTGATAGCTTTGTGTAACCTATAACAGCGTCATCGTAAAAGCCAACACTAGAAAGAGCGTCCACAGCTTGATTGATGGATCGTTTCTGCTTTTTCTTCCATCCGAAAAAGTTCATTCATTCACCCCCTCTCTACTGGAACGCATAATAAAAAGCACTCTATTTAGCTAGAGCGCTTAATTGTTCTTCGTATTCGTTTAGATACATCCATTTAAAACCCTTTGGGACTTTCGGTTTTCTGAAAAGTTGATTATATATTAGCTGAGGATTTATATTGTTTTCCTCAGATGCTTCGACAATTGAATCATAAACACTTATCAAGCTACCATTCAACTCTAATTTAACAACTTTTCTTGACATGCCATTTTCTGATTTCCTTCTAATCTTTTTAGAGTGGTCTAATATAGGCTTCCTGTCACTGAAAGTGAACTCTTTACCATTCTTAGCTTTCGGTAAGTCGTCAGCATAGCACCAAAAATAACCTTTACTTCTTTTGAGGAAATTAGTTTCATTAAAGAATTTACAAACGCCGGATAGGTGATTTATATTTATCTTCGTGACTCTTTTAGCGTCTCTCATACTTCCCCAAAACTTAACCACTTCTCTAGTCACCACATCCACTTGCACCACAGAAATAGATAAAGGGTTTTTTAAACCCCTGTTACCATAGTTATTAGAAAGTTCACCTTTCGCACTACCACCAACCGCCAAAGTGTGAAGATTGTATCCTTTCTTTTGATCACACGCGTCTAAGTTGTCAATCCACTTCTGTTCTTTTTGTCTAATTTCATCCAAGTCAGAACCGTATTCCAATATAGAAAAATCAAAATTATATTCTCCATATTTATTGAACGACCTTTGCAGAAATATGTTTTGGTGTTTACCACTTCTTAGCATGTATAAATGGTCTTTCAATCTTTTCTTTAGATGTATGCTACTACCTATATAATATTTACCGTTAATTAAATTCGTTATTTTGTAAACTCCGATATTCATTTGAAAACCTCCCACAGTTTTTACCCATTAATATTAAAGAGGAAAAAAGTGGGTACTTTTCTTTCGCTTTGGCTCATGACTTCCACAGCTATCCTCATAAATATTATACCATTTGTAGCTATCAATTACCATCATTTAACCACTTACTGACAGATGCACTTGTCGCCATATCTTCTAACATTTGACAAGCCGCGAAAACGGTAGCATCGAATAAATCTATACGTTGGTTTTCCAAAACTTTTTCGTAAGCCACCAT